GATCCTACCTTGCCTGCTAAACTAAGCCCTCTGCCAATAGGCGCTAATGTAAGTGGAGCTAAAACTGTAGAATAAGTATCTGACCTTTTTTTCTTTAACTCATCAACAGATATACCTTGTTTTTTAGCATCAGACTTTAATCTTTCTCCACGCCTTTTGATTAGATCATCTCTTTGTTGTTTTGTCGTTTTATTTGTAGCCTTGGGATTTGTGGTTGTTTTAAATTTTTTTGTTCCACCTAAGAAATTAGTCTTTTCTTTTTTATCGTCTTTAACTATTTTGCCGTCTTTAACTTTTGCCATAATTAAGCTCCATAAAATGTGTCGTAAGGTACAAATCTAGCAGATGCACTCTCTGAATCTTCACCTGCTGCTAATTCAAATTGAAATTCATATTCTTGTTTAAGAGGTGTTACTCTATTTGCAACCTCTGGTCTTTTCATTGCTATGTAGTAAGCAAGTCCAGAAACTAAACAAGGAACAAATCTTGGTGGCACAAATGATGTAGTTGTTCCATCTATACCAGATGAAATACCATCAATTCCTGCAATTCTATAATAAGACAAAGTATATGTAGACGCACTATCTGGAACAGGCCATAAGGTTACTGTTGTTGAAGCTGCAAGTCTTTGTATAAATATTTGTGTGGGTTTGCCAGTTGTATTCTTTGCTGATTGCTTGGCATATGTTGAAACACTAACTCTCGTTAAGTTTGTGTCTGTCTGGCTGGTTCCAGTGCCTGTTCTAATTTGATGCTCTATTACATCCACGGTATCTGCAGGAAGAGTGTACGTTGCTGTACCAGCTGTTAATGCTTGAGTTCCTGCATCTATAGTCCAAAGATTCAAACCTCTATTCTGCCATTCCATAGTTAATATATTAAAGCTACGTCTGGCATTTCTTAAATCATTACCTGTTCTTAATTCTAATCCAGCTCTTTGATAAGCTTCTTCAAACAAATCTGGTATATCTGGTACTACTACTGCCATTTAAGTGACCTTTCTATAAGACTTCGTCTTTCGTGCAATCTTAGTTGGCTGTTTAGCCACTTGTTTTCCTCGCTTAATTGCTTTTCGCTTTTTAGCCGTAGTGGCGGCGTATTCAGAGGAAGATAAAGCTTTAATTGCCTTCGCAGGCAAATAACGCTCGCCTGTAGCTTTTGGCCCCTGTGTACTAGGTTTACCACTTTTTGTTCGCCATTTCTGTTTACCCCAAGCCTTTAAGCTCCTTTGTGATTTTTTTAAATTAGACATTACTTTTTATTCATCCAAGCTGTTGTGCCCATATAAGCCCCAACAATGCCTGCCCCACTTAAATAAAACAAATTACTAATATCTGACAAAGCCTTTACTCTTTCAATATCAATAACAAACATTGCAACTGTAAATAATCCCATTGCTATTAAAGTATATCTTGCCATCCTTAGTTGAGCAAGCTGTTTCCTTAATTGAGTTTCTGTCTCTTTTATAGCTTTAGCATTTTCTATCTCTTCATCAGAAACAACACCATCACCATCTAAATCATATTCATTGTACTTGCTTGCTGTTTGTAATTTTTTTTGCTTCATTTAGCGATGCTCCTAAGACTTTCCATCACTTGATCTATTGATGGCTCTTTTCCATTAGGGTTCAACTTACACTTGTATTTGCGAGGGCATCCTATGTGAATGTCCGTGAACTCTAGTTCATAAGTTTTTTGAGCGCCTACATATACACAAGCCATTTTATCTTTAAATACTTTTTGTACTTTTAACCTACATGTTGTCATTACTGGCAGTATAATATTGCCATTGTTAATTTGCTGTTGCCTTGTTAATTTTTTAGGTTGGTACTTATAACCATCTGCATACGATTTGTTAAACCAGATAGATGCAACTAATAATATAAATCCCCCAACAACTAATACCAAGAACAACCACGCGATACCTTCGCCTAACTGTCGTCTCATCTGCTGTTGTTTATAAACTGTTTGTTGACGCTGTTTTCTAATCTGACCTTCCATGTGCAAAAGCTCATTATAAGCCTGTGGCCCATGAGTCAAGTTTAGAAACATCTTGAGTTCGTACCTTTGTTCCTCAAGTTTCTTCTTGGCTGCATAAGCAGCGAGAGCTGCCTCTTCAATAGAACCAGCTTTAAACAATTTGCCAAACAGGGGAGGATTTTTAGCTTGCTTTTCCGCATTATCAATATCTGAGACAGCTCCCATCCAACGACCTATGTCCCCACTCATTTGTTCTATATCTCTTGCTGCTGCGAATCCTGACTTAATAGCGTTAAATGCGCTATTCGCAACTCCCATTGCGACAGATATAGTAACTGGGTCCATAATGTATCATTCCTTATTTGTAGCCGCCACCTGCTTTCTTGTAAGCTTTAGCCATCATTTGTGCTTTACGAGCAGACCACTGACCGGGCGCACCGCCTTTGCCACCTGCTTTAATTCTATTAAATATGCTTTTTCTAAGTCCGGGCTTGGTATAGTTACCTGCCTCATTGACCTTGCTTTTCTTTTTGACTCTACCCCCAGCTTTCATTCCAGAGCCATCATCTATATTCTTTGCTTTACGAAGTATGGCTAAATCACCTGCATCACTGCCAGATGTTAAAAAGCCACCACTATTTAACCTTGTTACTTTCACTAAGCTCTCCTGTTAACTTTTTTTGCTTTGCTTGTTCTGGCAAATGATCTGTTAACTGACTTAGGCTTTACTGTAAGATTTTTTCTTTTATTATCTTTAGGATTGCCATTCTTGTGAGCAACATCTTTACCATCACCTTTTTTAACTTTGCCTGCAGTTTTCATAGTAGACCTAGCTGTGTTTCTACTAGCTCTTCTTTTCTTCTGAACAGGTTTCTTGTGGTAATTATCGTATTCACCACGATAGTTACGATTGGGCATCTTGAATCTCTTTTAATTCTTTAACCCATTCATAACCAAATGAGCTTTCCCATTTAGCGTCATCTGATATAACAGCTTGGCATGTTGTGCATTGAACAGAATCTTCTTTTGTTTCTTTTATAGCTGTTTTACAAATAGGGCATATATCATCAATCATTATACAGCCCTCGTCTTTCCCTTCATAGCACAACCATCTATTGACTTCTTTCTTTTCAACGGGCCACCAGCCATCATGCCTGTCATAGGAGTCATTCTATTGCTTCCAGCTTTCCCTGCTCCTGACATTTCAGCTCTTCTTCTTTTAGCGTCTTCTGCTTGGCTTTTAGCAAATACTGAAAGAGCATTTGTAGAAGGACCCATAGAAGCTATTTTAGAAAAAGGTCCTTGACCTTTCATTATACCATAAGCGGGGCTAAGTATTGATGCTAATTTACCAATGCCCCCACCCTTCATTTTTTTTACAGGTTTCTTTTTCATTTTATTTCATCCTCTTCATAGATCCGCCATAACGTTTTTTAACAGGAACGTTACGTCTTTTGTCACCTGTTTTAACATTACCAGCACCAGCTGATGGGGCAACTCTCTTAGGAACTACAGCGCCTTTCTTTCTTGTTTTACCTTGTTGAAAGTTCATGTAATCACGAAGACTTAATCCTGATTTCTTTAACTGTTCCTTAGTTACAACAGGACCTTTTTTAGGCTTTGCTTTTTTAACCATTCTAGGGTCTACAGTAGCATTGGCTTTCTTGCCCATAAACTTTGTAGATTCTTTTTGTGATTTAATTAGCTTGTCTTTTTTAGCTTTTTTAGCATCAGCTAGTTTTCTAATAGGGCTTTTCTTACTGTCAGGAACTTTTTTCTTAGAACCAGTAAAGAAACTTTTAACTCCAGCAACAAAGTCGTCACCTATTTTTTTCTTTGCCTTTGGCCTTGGTTTTGGTAATGCCATTTTATTTCCCTTCATTTGTTTGCTCATTGTAGTTCTAGATATCATTATTTAAGTAACGATAATAATTCAGTTACCGCTCCTGTATTAGTTACAGCTATCACTGCTAAAGCACCAATCAACATCCATTTAGCTTGAAAGACTGCTCTCTTAATATCTGTCATGTCTGCTCTTAACTCATCAACATGCTTTACAAGATAGTCTTGTTTGGACTTCCATTCTGCAAATTCTATTTGCAAAGACTGAACATTCTTCTCCATTAACATTTCCACCTTCTTCTAGCTTGTCGTAAACGACTATTGGGATTAGCTGCAGCTTTAGGGAATTGTTTCATTTGCCCTGCTGATCTTGCGCAATAAGACTTACGCCTCTTGGCTGCAGTGCTACCTTTTTTTACTTTACCAGTAACAGCTGTTTTTAGTTTTGATCCGGGATTATCTTTGCGATATTTAGCCACACCTTTTTTAGTCATGCCTGCGCCTGACTTAGTGGGGCGTTTATGACCGCCCCCTATAGTGTGGCCTTTCATTGTTCCCTTAGTAGCCATTATGACAAGAACAAGGTCAACTTATTACCTGAACCAGTAAAACCATGAATATAAGCACCATTCTCAGCTAATATTCCTTGATCCGGTAAGTTCAGTGTATGTAATCCAGTAGGAAAACTTTGAAGTAATAAAGTTTCTCCACCTGATCCATCCTTTATTGTTAATACACCAGCAGCATTGCCAAATATAACAACCTGCCTAATTCTAGACCTTTCAGGACCTAGAACAGCAGCGTCATCGCCTTGGTTGATATTAAATGCCTTGGTGTCTGATCGACCTGACATATTTCTCTCCTTAAAAAGATGGGGGACTAGCCCCCATAATTAAGCTGCGTAGCCCATTAATTCTATAAATAACTTACCAGCACTATAATCTGCATCTGTTGCAGCACCAGTTGTTAAGTATAAAAATTGATCTGCGGCTGGAACGCCAGTAAAGTAAACTTTACTTCCTGTTGTTGCATCACCTGCGTTAACCAATAATGTTTCAGTTAAATCACCAATAGCACCATCTTCTACACCAGTACCTTCTGTTGCAGAGTGTATGTTAATGTCTGGATCACCACCAGCTGGTGCTTCAAAACATTCCATACTGCCTGTTAAGATTGTACCATTTTGAGCAGCAGTTATCTGACCAATATGACAAACCAATGCCGTTCCGTTAACACCAATGATGTCACCAGAGCCTGTTGATCTTAAACCTGTTAGGTCAATTAAAATTCTTGTTGTGATAATGCCACCAACTCTTTGAACAGAAGTTCTATATATAGTTCCAGTACCAGTTGTAATACCTGTTCCTGCTTCTACAGAAAGTGTGTTTGCATCAAATGATGATACGCCGCTTGAGTTAATGCTTGAGAGGGTTGTAATAGCACCGCTTGTGCCATTTTTAGATATGGATGTAAATCCACCTTCGGAACGGACTGCTCCGTTAAAAGTTGTATTAGCCATGTAAATCTCCTTATCTTGGCAAGTGTCAGTTACACAATGTAACTGTTAAGGGAAAAAGTAAAGGGGCGATTTACGCCCCTCTATATTATTTTATTTATGCACCCGGTGATCCATACATACCTAATGGATCTGATACACCGAATGAATATCTCTCACGGGCTTTGTATCTTACATTACCTGTGTTGAAATCTCCATCCATTGCAGTTGACATAGGTGTTCTTACGAACATCTTCATTCCATTAGGAACATCTGTAGTCAAGAAGAAAGC